TTCTCGATGTCGTCTCGTAATTTTACAACTACAAACATTCCGACATCATCGACTTCGCTTTTCCACAACCTCCCTTCGTTATCCGTATAATTTGGAATTACATCTCCGACTTGTATGTTAGAGTGTGCCAATTGCACATTCCTATAGGATGGATTTTGCATAAATTTTGTAAATCCATCTTTTAATGCCCCTTGTGTTATTAAATCGCCTTGTTTGTCTACCAGTTCCACACTGGCGTATCCAGCGACAACGAGGTCACTCCCTGCTTTGAGTAAACTGATGGGTTCATCAGAGGGTTTGAACTGTAGTCTCGGCTGCACACTAATCTCTGTTTGGGTTGTTATGTTACTTATATGAAACGGTTTAGTAAGCATCTAAATCTTCTTGATTTTCACCTATGATTTTTTCAGTAATCTTCTTTTTCTTATCTCTACCGGGGTATTTTTCAGGTTTTTCCATATCTTCACTAGGTCTTTCCAACATATCCCAGTCAGGCATACTTTGTTCAGACCTCAAACTAGTAGGTCCACGAGGGCTTTCTATCTGTCCACCTACGTCAATTCCTAACCCTCTACCAGCCATATTACTATTGGCTTTCTCTAAAACATCTAATGCTCTTTCTATCAATTCTAAAGTTTTCAACATTTTTGTATTCTTAGGTTTCATTATTTGAGATTCATCATCAGCATCTATTATACCAACACTTTCTTCTTCCATCTGCTCTGCTTCTAATAATTTTTGAGGTATCAATTCTTTCTTTGCTTTTTCTGCCTTCCACATTTGATAGAATGCAGGTTTCCAATAATTTTCTAAACTCTTTGCTAATATGATGGGGTATTGAGAACCAGATAACTCCGCTAACATACTTTGTGGATTAGTCACTTCATCATCTAAGATGTCATACTTAACAATATCATCAGCAAAATGTAAAATAAAGTGATTGTCTTCAATCTCCATTCCAAACGGTATATGATAGTCGTCTTCAGATTTAGTCATTAAAACCCACTTTGGGTGTTTTTCTTCACCTTTCATGTAAGAAGACTTAGCATCCCTTAGAAGTATTTTACCTTCTTTATTATCTTGTAATAAATCTTTCACGGCACTTTCAAGCCCGTCTTCATCGGTTATCTTTAATGTTGAAGGACTTAGAACATGTACATCTTCATGACTATCGAACTGACCTCTTAGTAATTTCATTCTTTCTCTTGTGTTCAAATCAGTAACATCTGTGCCGTCATAATGCATAACATCGTTAACAAAAACACCTTCATCATTATAGATGGCATCTATAGTGTAATTTTTCTTTGATAATTTTCTTAATGATGAGAGTATAGAAGTAGATAGACCAAAAATATCATTATCTGCGTTGTACGCTTTTACATTGTTACCCGCCTTAATGACTTTTATTCTTTCACCTTCATTAAGATAAGATGCTACCCATTCGCCAGTAAAACCTCTAAGTTGTTCCAAATCTTTTATTTCAAAAATTTTATGTAAAGGTTCAATTAAAGGCATTTCTTTAGGTAACTTTTCACCTTTCACAACAGTGTAATCGCCTTGTGCATTACTATTTTCTAAACCTTGTGCATATCTCTGCACAGGTAAACTATCACCTTCAATATTATTAGCATTTTCACGTAAAGTTGTGTAAATATCACTGCCAAATATATTTTCTCCATCCTTTGGTGTAACAAAAGAAGATTCATCTGCATAGGGACCTATATGATGTTCACCATCAGGCTGTGGTACTAGATTATAACTAGGAGTACCTATTAAACCAGCCTCATGTCTTAATCTACCAGTTCTAGATTGCACTACATTATTCCCAGTTGGGTTATTTAGCGGCGTTAAACTCGTTTCAATCGGTTTAACTCCATAAGTAGGGGCTAAATTAACTTTAGTCTTAGGTTTAACACTAGGGTCAGCAGAAATAACCGATAACAACATATTATGATGGTATTTTCTCCATTTTGTGTCACTGTGGTCTTTATGTCCCCTTGATGGTTTAGCAATATCATCATGTGGATGAAGATTTAAACCAAAGTTATTTTTTTCTTCTTCATGAGTATTTTCCATCCTTCTACCTATTTCTTTTATACTAGCAAAATTTGTAGGTCTTTTTCTCCATTCTTGTAAAAAATTATCTTTATGTGCCCTCATTTCCGCACTACTCAAATTATCTTTTCTATCTGGTGCTACATAATCATCAAAATCAGTGCCAGTATCTTGTACGTGTCTATCTTGAGCAAAAGCCGATTTTATTCTTTTAGATGCATTGCTATTGTTAAGTGGAGTTTCTAGTTCACTCCATATATCATCATGTGCTGTTAAACGGTGTTCATCACCTCCGTTCAATGAATCGCCAATCCATTCACCATTTATTTCTTTACGCGCTGGATGAAAACCAACGCCCATCATTTGGCCTAATGTTGCATATTTCGCTTCTCCCTTTGTATTTAATTCATGTAATATACTACCTGCTAGTTTTTCCGTTTCTTTAGTTGAAGACATTTTTAATTTTTTCAAGATATCATCAATTGAATCTTGACTTGTTAAAGTTACACCAAAATTTTCTTCCATCATTAAATCTCTCAGAGATTTGTGTTCAGGAATATTTTTAGCATCACGTTTACTACCGAAACCAGTTGAAGATTGACGTCCTTCTTCTTCCACTACACCAAATCCAAGAGATTTAAGTCCGTGGTCACTTTCATCGACAGCCAAACAATGTGTGGCGTGTTTCATCAACGCACCCCAGTCTGTATAGAATTGAGTAGGATTGTCAACATCAAATGGTTTTTGTGGGAATTTCGACGGGTCTTTTTCATACTCTGCCATTATTTTAGCATGAAGAATTTTTGAATATTCTGAAATGGCTTTTGCATCCTTTTTATCTACCTTTTCATTAAATTGATGTCTTTCTGAATCTTGACGTAAACCTCGTTGTTTGTCAATATCCGTTTCATTAATACTTCTCGATTCAACATCCTTTAAACTTTTTATAGACAATTTCATATCTGTTATTTGTTGTTCAATCCTTCTTTTCTTTTCATTACTAAAACTATCATATTCTTCTGAGTTCTTCACATCAAATACCGACTGATACTCTATTAACAGTTTTTCTATTTCAGCACCTATGTCACTTAGATTACCTCTATTTTTTACAGGATTATTATCTTCAAAAATTTCATAATCAAATGTTTTGCTATTTGCCCTATTATCAAAATCATAACTAGTAGGGTCCATAAATTCTTTTAGTTCAACAGGTATGTTTTCATCATTATCTTGTGATGGCTCTAAAATCATAGTCCCATTTTCATCTCTATAGGGTCTAAATGTAGCACCGTGTGATATTGCATCTCTTTGCAGTTGTTTACTAGATTGATTTATAAAACCGGGATTTGCTCCTACATCTTGTGACCCATCTATTGAATAACTATTTGAAAAACGACCATTAACATTATCTAACACTTCTTGTCCAATTTTATTCTCTGTTTTCAAATTATGTGCGTTTATGTCCATATGTGTACCCGCAAACCTAGTACTAAAATTACTAGCATGAATTTGTTTAAAATTCCTTACTCTATTTTTATAGTTGTTTTTTGTATTATCTCGTTTTCCCCTAGAACCATCAAGATTACTATAAGTGTCAACCATACTACCATTTTTTGCTCCTGCTCCAAGATTAGAAGGGAAGATAGGACCAAAAGCCCCTATTGCTTCAGGATTAGGTTCAAATGAAGAAGAAGTAATTTTTTTTCCATTCTCATCTAATCCTAATTCAATAGGTACCGTCTTACCAAGTAAAGAATGTGTAGTACCATCTTCATCCACTTTGTGAATTGTATGACTATGAAAATAATCAATTAAATGTTCAGCGCTCATAGAAAAGCCTCCGATTTCAAAACCTTTACCTAAACTATGACCAAATGGTAATAATTCACCTTTTTCATTTTTAACCCAACTTTTTAGTTCTTTTTCAGATAATCCTTCTGGTGATACTGGATTTATCCTCTGATGTGGGGATAAATGTCTACGATTTTCTTTTTGTGACCGATTTAAACCTAATTTGTTATCAAATTCTTTTTTGAGTTTTTTAACTTGTTCACCTGTAAATAAAGATGGAATTAATTTATTTTTTTCGTCTTTAGTCTGAAAAACTTTTTTATTAAAAAGTCCATGTTTAAGATTACCATGTTTCATTCTAAAACCGTGGTCAGCAGTACTGTCTTCTTCCATGTGAATAAAGTTTAAAAAATCTTTAAATGTCATATGATTTCTATTTCTATTTTCTATTTTCTTTCTTTCATCATTAGTAGGAATGTCACTATCTTTAAAATGATTAATATTACCATCCTCATCCACGCCAGCATGCTCATCCAACATGTGCTGATACGCTTCAAACATTGGTGATGCATGAACTCGACTACCATCTTTATTCAACATTTTCTTAAAGTGATTTGTTAATTTCTTCATTTCATGTAAATTAGATTCACTAAGATTCATAATTTCATTAATATCTTGAAATTCATGTCTATCTGCCATTTTATTTTCCCAACTTTCTTCATCCACATTATTAGGTTTAGTCAGAGCATCATGATGAAATATCATATTCGACATTTTAAATTTCAAATAATTTTCCACTGTTCCTTCATAACCATCTTCATTCTCAGGCATTTGAGTCTCATCTAACACTTGATTAATTGTTCCATGCTCATGGCTATCATTATCGCCCCTTTCTAAGTCGCTATGGACATTCGGTGGACTATCTCTAGGCCCTCTCATGGCAAGGTTTTGTTCATGTTTGATTCTTTTTTGAATTTCTCGTTTCACGTAACCTAATGTAATCTTGTGATTATCATCTAATTTTATAATATTTTTACTACTATCAGAAAATCCATGTTTAATAATATGCTGTTTAACTTTAGTTCTTTCTTTAGGACTCAACCAAGCCAAACCAAATAAATCATCAATAAACCCTAATTCATGTGAATGTTCAATATTTTTAAATCCTTTTCTTAATTCTTCTAGTGCGTTTTGTTCTTCACCCTGAGCCTCCTTACTACTCAGCCCCCTTAATGATATTTCTTTTTGCATATCATCTATTACTTCTTTTTCGGATTTACCAGTTTGTCTCATCGTGTGTTCTAAATTAGTGATTTTTTCACTTACGCTAGATTCTTCATGACTACCATCCCATTTTTCTAGGGCTTCATAAAAATGTGCATTTCTTAATTTATTTTCATCATCCATTACATCATTAAATTTATGTGATTTTAAATCACCATTTTCATCACGTAAGGTAACTTCTTTGTCGTGTTTATCAGTTTTCCATTTAAGATAATTTCTTTCATAAAAATGATGATATTGACTAGTAGTGGGATTGACGCTATGATTAGGTCCTAAAAATGTATTAGATATTTCTTTATTTGTATTTTGAGTACCTTTAATCACGTAATCATTTTTATGGGTTTCCTCATGTACAATATCAGCATTACCGTCTTTTTCTGCATTGCTAAGACTTTCAGGGTTTGAAAAATCTTTATCTACATAGTGTATATTTCTATGTAGTAACATTTTTTTACCAGTTTTAGGGTGCGTTTTATTCAATGGATGAATACCCTTTTTGAAAAAATTAGGTTCTTCAGGATTTGTAACAATAGGAAAACCCGTTATCTCATGAGCCATCTTAGGTTCTCTTACCATATCTGGAATGTAATTGGGTGTATCTGCCCCCGCCATTCTATTTTTATTATTGTGAGTGTTAAATGTTTTTGTTCGTCTTTTACCATTTTTAAAATGTATTTTACTACCAAGATTAAAAGGTAATTCACTACCGTAAGGTTTTTCAACACTTTCTCTATCTAGAGTTTTAAACGCATCTTTGTTATCAACTTCTCCGCTATTAAGAAATTGATTTTGCATTTTTTCATCAACTGGATGAAATTGACCAGTTATTTTATCTTTATGTCCTATAAGTAATCGTTTACCTGTTACTTTAGATTTAACATATTCTGGTTCAAGAATAGATTCACCACTACCACCACGTGTTTTAGCATCCTGTTCTACTTCTCTCCACGGATAAGAGTTTTTTAATATACTTAAAGCAGTATCATCCACCCATGTTTTTTGGATTTGAATATTTTGATGGTTTAAATTAGTGATGGCATTACGGTAGTCTTCCAATTCTTCAGTAATGTCATCAGATATTAATACAGTTTTTAACAAATCATTTCTATTTCTTAAATAGACTTGAAAAGCATCTTCCCGCATACGACATCACCTCACCTAGCACCATTATGGATTTTTTTATCAGGACAACCATAAAAAGAACTACCTTCATGATATTTACAACCTGAGACAGAAGTACCGCCACAAGTTACACAAGACTCAAAATTAATAGTTCCTTTCTTTATGACTTTTATATTTGTCATGTAACTCACTCCAAATCGGAGCCAGCAGGGGTTTTTCCACCATCATCTAATTTTATGTTTAAATCATGAGGATTCATTTGTGTTGAAAGTCCATCCATAGCGAACGATTCAGATATAGCACCTGTGTTCTTCACAACTTCAGAATCTAAAAGAGCGTTGTTAGTTCCATAAAATGCATTTCTTGCAGACTCACCTGAAACTATGTGAAATTCATGACCCATAGGTTGAGTAGAGTGTGAAGTTTCTAAATGAACTGTACCTTTTTTCATATCAGGACAACATTCTGCTTGTGGTTTTCCACTACCACATGAACACATCTTTGCTTTTTCTAAACTATCTAACCTTTTTACTAAAATCTCTGCTTTAGTCATCATGTCTTTTACTTCTTTTGCTATAGGTTGATATCTTGGTTTCATCAGTACAACTCCTTTACTTCTCTGTGTTGGTCAGCCATCTCATGTATATCTCCCCATGTCAT